CTATAATTGCGAGGGGTTTGATAAGTGGCATACAGAAGATTCCGAAAGAATGTTTTATGATACGGAATAACTTCCTATGGTAGTAGAAATTTTCATTCCCACATACAATGGTATGTACATATTGCCAATGACTATTGAGCATTATCAAGAAAGACTTCCTGGTTGCACCATAAATATAATGGATGATAACTCAACTGATGAGACACGAGAATTTTGTGAAAGCAAAGGGTGTGTTGTTACTAAGGTTAGTTATGAAGAAAGCAATCCACATTTGCGTGGATATGAGCCAGCCTTGATGAAAGATCTTCGGAATAACTGTTGGAAAAATTCAGAAGCTGAATGGATCATGGTTGTAGATCAAGATGAATTGATTGATGTTCGTCTTGAGGATTTTGATTCACTGAAGGATTTTGATGTTGTTAAAGTTAAAGGTTATGACATGTGGGGATTAGGAGAAACAGATCCTAAAAAATTTACCTATGGTAGAATGCATCCATGGTATTGCAAGCCCTCAATGTTTAGAAGAAGCTTAGGAGAGATCAATTGGATTGGTGGTAATCATGCAGCTTATCCTCCTGAGCATGCTAGATGGGCAAGATATCATTTTAATATGTATCATTACCCTGAAAGAAACTTCAGTAGGGAGAAATTTATTGAGTACTTATCACGGTCAGTACCAGAAGAAATATCTGGTCCGCATTATGATCAAGAAACTGATATGAAAAGATTGAAAAAAGTTAGGTAGGATTGTAGAATAATTTATTATATTTGTCAAAACCAATGTCTTATGTCAGAAAAAATTACAATCCTTGCCGTGCATGTGCACGATAATGAAGGAATAGAAATTGAGATCAACAGTCAGAAAGCAGAGATGCCTGCAATTACTTTGATCGGAATCCTTGAACAAATTAAGTTTGATTTATTGACTAATCATAGAAATGAAGTTAATAAAGCTACTAAAGATTTGACACAATACGATGCCTAAGTCTTATAGAAAAAAACCAGTAGTGATTGAGGCTGTCCAATGGGATGGTAAGAATCAATTTGAAGTTATGAACTTTTGTAAAAGTTGTTATTTCACAAGCTATGGTGTTGAAAAGGATTTGTACATTGATACCCTTGAGGGTGATATGAAGGCTAGTGTGGGGGATTATATTATTAAAGGAGTAGAGGGTGAGTTCTATGCATGCAAACCCAAAATTTTTGAATTAACTTACGAAAATGCAGAATAATGGAAGAAGTAAATAAACAAGAACCAGAAATTATTATCAAAGAAACAAAGATTTTATCCTTTGGAGAACAATTGACGGGCATAGATTTCTCTACAGAAGAAGAAGGATCTGTGTACCATGTAAAAAAAACTATGGCTGATCTTACTAATTTATTGTTAGATGAGTACCAAAAAGGAGATAAGTCTCCAATTAAAAGTTTACTATTTGATCATGCAGTTGGAGAACTGGTGAGTGCACAAATGGCATTAGTAAAAGTAATCACGTTTAAAAACAAGTAATGAAAGAATTTAAATTGTTAAGAGGTCGTACTATCTTAGTAGATATCCCTCAAAAAAAAGAAACTGGTTTACAGTTATCAGGAAAAGATGAAGACATGATTATGGCAGAAGCTATGAAAATGTGGAACAAATTAACTGTGTATGCAGTTGGTGACAAAGTAGAAGATGTACAAGCTGGAGATAAAGTTTATATTCGTACTTCTGCATTGAACTTGGAAATTGTAGAAAGAATTGAAATTGATGGTGCAATGAAGTTTGTACTTAATGAGGGGGATGTTGTAATTGTTTGGTAGTCATGGAAAAGGCAATTGAATATACAACAACCAGTACAGCAGAGAAAACTTTACTTTGTGATAAGTACAATGAAGATAAGGCTGTAAGAACTATGCCTTTTGAAAATCCCGTTAGACCAAGTCACTATGGTGGAGATGGAAATGTGTATGAGGTATTCAATGTGCTTGAAGCATGGGGATTGGACAAAGACTTTTATCTTGGTAATGTAATCAAGTACGTTGCTAGAGCTGGAAAGAAAAATAAATCTAAAGAAAAAGAGGATTTAGAAAAAGCTTTAGTATATTTACAAAAACGAATTGACTCACTATGATACTGATACTTAAAACTATAGGTTGGGGAATGGCTATTATTACAATACTATTTCTTTGGATTAGCTCAATTAATTTGACTAAACCTTTTTATAATCATACACATCATGTATGGGAAGAAGATCCTCAAGCTAGGTTGTTAAGTAATGTAGCAATTGCTCTAATAATTTTGTTATCCTTTTTTATGGGATACATTAACGGCTAGTTTTAACCTCATTTTACTAGACACTTTAAAAATCCTCAGAATACAGGCTGGGGATTTTTTTATTTCAGAAATTTTTTGTATATTATAGTGTATACATAAAAAAAATTACCATGGACGTTTTAAATTTTATTTCTTGGATTAAGGCCGGTCAGTACCGAGCAGTACTCCCAACTGATGTGTCTAACTTACTTGCTGTAGGAGCAAAAGATCCTTCACGTGATGATAGTTATTTACCTCTTGCAGTTAATGCTGCACCATTACAAACTTTGTACAATACAGCTAATGTAACTCAAGGTACAAGTATTACAACAGGAGTAACTGTTAATGCCCTTAACGGGATCATTACTACAGTTTCCTCTACCTTAGCAGCTAATGCTAGAACATCATTTACAGTAACTAACCCTAATGTTTTAGCTGGGTCTAAAATTTTAGTATCAGTTCAGTATGATGAGGCAGCAACTGGTATTCCTGTAGTAGGGGTATCTGATATTGCAGCTGGTTCATTTAAAGTAGTACTTAGTAATGGAGCTGGTACAGATGCATTAAACAATGTAGTTAAGGTTCACTACCTTATCATAGCATAATATTACTCTAGAAAGACAAAGACCCTGGAAGAAACATCCGGGGTTTTTTGGTTATACCAATTATTTTTAGTATATTATAATATATAGTGTGAAGGATCCTCATTAAATTATATAGATATGTCAATTGGAAATACTAAAGATTATGGAAATAAAGGAAATAACTTTCCATATCAGTTAAAATCATTACAAGGCCTACAATGTACTTGTGATCAATTAGAGTTAGCTGTAGCTCAACTTGAAGATATTAATGGTAACACAGATCAATTAGAAGGTCTTCTTACATTAATCTCTAACTTGTTACAAAACGGTCAAGACTATGAGTCTACAATTGTAGAAGATGCAAATGGTGACTTATGGTTAGAAGTAAGAATTTGGAATGGAACTAGTTTTGATCCACCAGTATATTATGCTGCAGGTACATCTACTCCAGGTACTCCAGTTGCTCCGTTAACTTACATTAACTCATCTACTTACCTAGCACAGATTGTGTCTAACACTACAGGTATTAGTTTAGAAGCAACTCAACAAGATGTTTTAACTGAATTAGAAACTATTGTTACTAACACTACAGGTCTTGCTACTGAAGTAACTCTTACTGATGTATCAGATAATGTAATAAGCATTAATTCAAAACTTTCTGCTGCAACAAGAGTACCTCATATTAGACGTGCTATTAGTGCTGCAGCTACTATTGCTGATGATATATTTAGTATATCTTTTTCTAATGTAGGTACAGCTAATGCAACGGTTAATACAGAAATCCTTAAACCAGGAGAAACAATTAATTTTGATGCTGGAGCACTAAATAATTATTACCCTGGTGCATCATTTGAATATGATGCTACAACATCAGGAGCTGAATTATTAATCATTTATACAACAGCATAACATGCCTGTTAAAATATTTACCAAGATATTTCCAGGATGGACTGGAGGTAATTACATTGACATAAAGTCTAGTGTGGTCCCACCTCCTTCTACGTATTTATTAGATGAATTTCCTGGAGCTACATTAGGATATTCTGTTAGAAAGTTGAGAGATGCTTATACAGGATTTGCTTTTGAAGTAAGAAGAGACTCTGATAATGCAACAACTAATATTGGTTTTGTTGGTGAAGATTTAGATGTTGCTGCTTTAACTACTTTTTTAGGAGGAGGTGCTAAAGGTTATATTACTAAATGGTATAATCAAGCTGCTTCTCCGGTTGCAAATTCTGACTTAGTTCAAACTATAGCATTAAACCAACCTTTAATTGGTGTAAGTGGTGGACAGTATTATATTTTATGGGAATCAGTAAGAGCAACTAAAATGAATACAACTGCTGCTGCTTCTTTACAAGTTATTAACCCTACTGGTGTATTTTCTACATTTGCAATGGCTATACCAACAGTTACTAATATTATTGGAATAGTATTTCAACAAGATCAAGGTTCTCCAACTAGAATTGGTCAATTTACTAGATTTAATAATGATGCAAATTCAATGTCAGTTGCCTTTGGTACAGGAGGTAGTCCTGCAGTAGATGTAGGACCGGCATATTCAGCAAATACAAGTTATGTACATTCTGTTTTAAGACCAACAACATCTTTGGAAGTATTCTTAAATGGTGTTAGTAATGGAGCTACACCTGTTTCAGGAGGTAGATATGGTGCTACTACAATGGGTAATGTTTATGGTGGAAGTAGAACTGCTGGTGAAAGTTTTAGTGGTTATAATGGAGAATTGATTTTATATCCGTCCGTAATGAATGCAGATAGAGTAGGTATTGAAAATAACATTAGACTATATTATGGTTTTTAAAGGATATACATACACAGAAGAAATTGAAGCTATAGCAGCAGTTGATGCTGTTAATACTCATTATGGTTTTCCTATAAATCCGGAAGATACAACTCAATCATGGACAGCATATGAGTACTCTGAGAAAGATAAGGTATATTATATCTTATACCATGAATCATTATTACCTATCTTAGGTGAGCCAAAAGACTTTATACTAAATTTAGAAGATTAAGATGATACCCAAAAAATCTAGTTTCATAGAGGGAGTATTTCCTACATCAGGATGCAATAACTGTGGGAAGTGTAACGTATGTACGTCTGGATTGACTACACCTCCTCCATGCACAACAGAAGCTTGTGGTGATGAAGAAAAATGTGCTGAATCTTTTGATGCAGATTGTGTAGTATACACAGGAGATCCCATTATATGTCAAGATACTACTGTAATTGCACAGGATACCACAGTAGCGCAGAGTCTACACAATATTGTAGACTGGGTATGTAGTGGTGGAGCTGTTGGTTCTCAAGGAGTACAGGGTACTCAGGGAACACAAGGATCATTAGGATTACAAGGAATCCAAGGCTTAGTTGGTGTTCAAGGTCAAATTGGTGTAATAGGACCACAAGGAACTACTGGTTCTACAGGATCTCAAGGAACTGTTGGTGCCCAAGGATTAAAAGGAGATACCGGTTCCCAAGGAGCAACTGGTTCTACTGGTTCACAAGGTATAACCGGAACACAAGGACAGACTGGTACAACTGGATCCCAAGGAGCATTAGGTTCTCAAGGGGTTCAAGGGACTACAGGGCCTCAAGGGACTACTGGTGACACAGGAAGTCAAGGTATTGTAGGTTTACAAGGTACTCAAGGTATTCAAGGCACACAAGGTTTATTAGGGAATCAAGGTATTCAAGGAGTCCAAGGAACGACTGGATTACAAGGTCTACAAGGAACTAATGGTACTCAAGGTAGTGTAGGAACCCAAGGACTTATTGGAACACAGGGAATTCAAGGAATTCAAGGTGAAGTAGGTACACAAGGAACTATAGGAGATACAGGAAGTCAGGGATCAACAGGATCTACAGGCTCACAAGGTGCAATTGGAACTCAAGGTTCTATAGGTTTAACAGGATCCCAAGGAACTCAAGGAACATTAGGTAATCAAGGAACAACAGGGGATAGTGGTTCACAAGGTGGTGTTGGTATTCAAGGCACACAAGGAACATTAGGATCTCAGGGTTTAACTGGTTTACAAGGTTTAATTGGTATTCAAGGAACCGATGGAACACAAGGAATTGAAGGGATACAAGGTACCCAAGGATCAATAGGAAATCAAGGAACTATTGGGGCACAAGGTAGTCAGGGAACTCAAGGTATTCAAGGAATTTTTGGAAATACAGGTTCTCAAGGTACAGTAGGTTCACAAGGAAGTGTTGGTGCTACTGGCAGCCAAGGTACTACTGGGTCAACTGGTAGCCAAGGTGCTGTTGGTTCACAAGGTACAACTGGTAATACAGGAAGTGAAGGAAGCCAAGGTATACAAGGAACTATCGGATTGCAAGGAATTACTGGAACTCAAGGATTAACGGGAACTCAAGGACTTACAGGTTTACAAGGTCTGCAAGGAATCCAAGGAGTCCAGGGTACTTTAGGAAATACAGGAGCTCAGGGTACAACAGGTAGTACCGGTTCACAAGGAACTGAAGGTAGTCAAGGTACTACTGGAAATACTGGTGCACAAGGGACTCAAGGACTTATAGGGGATACTGGAGCTCAAGGTACACAAGGAATCCAAGGGATTCAAGGATTATTGGGTGCTCAAGGAGATTTAGGTCTTCAAGGTACACAAGGTTTACAAGGAACATTGGGTGACACGGGTACTCAAGGGACTACAGGTAATACTGGTTCTCAGGGAGCTTTAGGTATTCAAGGGTCTATAGGTGATACTGGTTCTCAAGGAACTACCGGTAGTACTGGAACACAAGGTGCCACTGGAACACAGGGAAGTATTGGTGTTACTGGTCTTCAAGGAACCCAAGGTACTCAAGGTATAACTGGAACACAGGGTCTGACAGGAATTCAAGGCTCTCAAGGTACACAAGGGACATTAGGTATTCAGGGTGTACAAGGAGTTCAAGGTATTGCTGGAACAGGTGGTGTAGTAGCATTATATGGATCTTGGTATTCTACAGTTGATCAAACTGCTGCAGCTATCAATACAGAATATATAATGACTGTCAATACAACTTCTTACTCTAATGGAGTATCTGTTGTAGGGGGTACTCAAGTAACATATTCAGCTGCAGGTACATATGCTTTTAATTTTTCAGTTCAGCTTCATTATACTGGTGGAGGGGGTTCAGGTGATGTAGTTGATATTTGGTTAAAAAAGAATGGAACTTCCGTAGCTGATTCAACTACTAAATATCTTGTACCTTCTAATCTTGCTTATAATGTATCATCATTAGATTTTCTATTTACAGTAGCAGCAGGTGATTATTATGAAATTGCATGGGCTGTTAATAA